TTCTCTACAATGGCAGCAAACAAGAACACACAAGAACACGTGACGACCTATGTTGAGAAGAACCTTCCGTCACGATTGAGGGCATTGCTTCAAAACAAAGTTAACAAATTAACTAAGTAGGTTGTACGCACCAGGGGGTGAAAAGGTACTGTTCGGCCATAATTAACGCGGGCAGCCGCACCCCCGTTTCCGCTTTAGATATAAAAAAATAATTATATACGCACCTGAATTATAATACAATATTAACGCGAGATTGAAAGTTGCGTACATGTACGCATTTCAAAAATAATATACGCAAATAAACAAAATGAGTGAATTGATAAGTTTCAGGGAATTTGCACGGAGAATTAAGGTTGGTGAAAAAACCATTCGAGATGCCGTGAGCCTAGGTAAGATATCAAAAGGTGTTGTTGAAGAAAATGGAAAAAAGAAAATAGACTACCATGAAGCACTGAAAGAAGTTGAAGCATTTAACCTGGGGGCTCGTTCTAGGTATGGGAAAGAAATACCGGCAACTTCAAAACCAAATGTTCCGGGATCTCAAAATCTAAATACTGATTCTGAAACTGAATATTTAGACGGGTTGACTAATGAGAGCACCATGGCAGCCGCACAAAAGGTTGAAAAGATAGCCAAGGCCAGGCTGGCACAACTTGAACTGGCAGAGCGACAAGGATTATTAGTTAGAAAGGATGAAATGTACAGGGAGCTTTTTAGCTATGGAACTGAGGTAAGAAGTAACATACTCAGCATACCGGATAGAATAACAGACACGTTGATCTCAATTTCAAATGACAGGAACGCATTTAATAATTTACTGATTGATAGTTTAACAGAAGCTTTGGAAACATTTGCAACACAAGAAAGAAATAATGCTTAATAATACAAAGAAAAACATATCAATTATCCTTGGTTTTTTGGACGGATTGCGTCCGGTACCCAAAATAACAGTATCAGAATGGGCGGATCAGAACAGGTGGTTATCACCGGAGGCTGCTTCTGAGCCCGGAAGGTGGCGAACAAACAGAACTCCATACTTGAAAAAGATTATGGATTGCCTTACTGTTTACTCTTCTTACAAGTATGTGGTTGTTATGAAGGGTGCACAGTTGGGATTTACAGAGGCTGGTAACAACTGGATCGGGTATATCATTGACAACAGCCCAGCTCCGACGTTGATGGTTCAACCAACTGACGATACTGTGAAGCGTAACTCGAAAATGAGAATTGAACCCATGATACAGGCTTGTGAATCGTTGAGACGTAAGGTGTCAACAGCAAAGAGCCGGAGTGGTGAGAATACAATTACACAAAAGAACTTTCCCATGGGAGTACTTCTTATGGCTGGAGCTAACAGTCCGGTAGGGTTGCGGTCCATACCGATACAAAATGTTTTCCTTGATGAAGTTGACGGGTATCCTACAGACCTGAACGGTGAAGGTTCACCAATTGAACTTGCGGAGGCTCGAACAAGGACCTTTGCAAAGAAAAAGATTTTTATTATTTCCACCCCAACTATTGAGGGACATAGTGCCATTGAATCAGCATTTGAAGAAACGGATCAGCATTATTACCATGTGCCATGTCCCTATTGCGGAACTAAACAGATATTGAAATTTGAAAACCTTCAGTGGGAAGAGGGTAAGCCGGAGACTGCACGAATGGCATGTGTAGAATGTGGGACGTTAATTGAAGAAATAAATAAGCCGGACATGTTGGCAAATGGAGAATGGATTGCAACGGTTCCGGAAAATACCACCAAAGAACGTATCGGATTTCACCTGAATAGTTTTTATAGCCCGTTGGGTTGGTTTAGTTGGAAAGATATTGCTGCAAAATATGAACAGGCAAAAAAGAACCCTGAAAAAATGGTAGTAGTTATTAATACCATATTCGGGGAGACATTGAAAGAAAGTGGAGAAGCTCCGAACTGGGAAAATATATATAACCGGCGTGAAAACTATGCACCCAACACCGTAAACGCTGACGTCTGTTTTATGACAGCCGGGGTAGACGTCCAGAAGGATCGTATCGAACTGGAGATAGTAGGTTGGTGTTCGGATAAAAGCAGTTATTCGATTGACTACAGATCGTTGTTAGGAAGTCCATTCTTAACAGAAGTATGGAAAGAGTTAGCAAAAGTATTGAATGAAACCTGGATATGTGAAGACGGACGGGAGTTACAACTTGTCAGGGTCGCAGTGGATAGCGGATATGCAACGTCTGAAGTTTATGATTTTGTGCGGTCTTTTGGAAATAAAAGGATTATGGCAACAAAGGGCCAGGATAAAATGCAGATCGCATTTTCGACTCCAAAACAAATTGATTACAACAAAAACGGAAAGAAGATCGGTAAATTAAAGCAGTGGAATATTGGTGTTTCTTTTCTTAAAACACAGTTGTATGAATGGTTTAAGATTGAACCGAACTACGAAGACGGCACGTACCCACCCTGCTACTGTCATTTTCCACAATATGACAATCGCTATTTTGAAGGTCTGACAGGTGAGGATTGGATAGAGAAAAAAAAGAAGTGGTCAAAGCGTTACGCACGAAATGAACCGCTCGATTGCAGGGTATATGCCAGGGCAGCTGCTGCAATAGTTGGATTGGATAGATTAAAACCTGAACAGTTGAGAGCATTGGGTGGAGTGACAGAAAGAAAACAAAGAAACAACTCACCGGACACTTCGAATAACGAAACGGAACAGGATCCGGAAGAAAAGAAGAAAAGAAGAAAAGGAGGATTTTGGAATTAATAAAAAACTAATCATATGAATTAAACTAATTAAGAAATGAAAACAGAACCTGTAAAATTTGAATTTAGTACTAAAGTTTTTGAGACGATTGATCAACTTCTTTTGGACGTGGAATGTAAAAAGTATACAAGCCAGTTAATTTCAGAAATCAAAATGAAAAGAGCTTTAAGAGTTCTACCACCTCCAGGTATGAAGTACGTTCGTGGACCCTATGAACAACTTACGGAAAGTAACCGGTTAACTTCTGAATTTATGATAGCAGAATATCCGGCACTGGTTGCTAAGAAATCAATTCTTTCATCAACAATCAGGTTGTTTATAGGAGAAGTTATCTCTCAATCGCTTCAAAAAACATACAATCACTACCGGATTACCCTTGAAAAAGGAGTTGTTTTTACCGAAATAGTTTATTAAGTTGGGTTAAAGTTCATTCAATTGATATTGAATCCAGGATTATAATCGTAAAAATTAAAGTAAAGAAACTACCGGAAATAAAAACTGAAGAATGGGATCTGGATAGTGTAATTGAAAACTTTAAATCCGGAGTGTATTTTTTAAAGAGTAAGAATCCAGTTAAAGAAAAAGTAAATGAAAAACAACGTGCCAATTGAAAAGTCATTAAAACAGATAGTTCTTATTTTGAGTAGTCAGTTTATGAAGGAACACCCGCGGGCTGGTGAACCAACGTATTTTCGGGAAAGTATTTTATTGCGTGTTGAAGACGGTGAAATGTCTTTTATCATGGACGACGGAACAGCATTATTTCCAAAAGGGCATACTTGCCGATCGGATTATGAAGGCTGGGTTGATAAAATAGAACAGGTTAACCGGGGTGAAGCTGTATTGAGGGTTGTTTGTTGGAGCGGAATTCCATACAGATCAAAGTGGAAGGAAATAATAATTCTAACGAAAGAAGACGGGGTAGGAGTTCAGAAACTAACCTTTCATAATTCAATTGTCAGTTTTCCCAGGATCGATAACGAAGGTTCAATAACTGCAATTATTCCAAATCGATTAGCAAATAATGACGGATTGGATATTAAAGATTTTAAATCATGGTTTAAAAGTTATGATTTAAGTAAACCTCTTGCAATTATTCACTTTACTAAATTCAGATATTGAAATGAAAAATAAATTTTATTTTGAAAATGAAGATGCTGAAACGGCACATTCAGAAGAATACTTTCAAGAACAAATGAAAAGTGAGGGTATCACAGAAATAACGGTCCTTGAAGCAATTCCGGTACCACATTCAAAATCAGATTTTGTGTATTGCATGGAAGCTGATACTTGTTATGAAAAATCAGAATGTGGAAAACAATGTGAATCATACAAACCAAATAACGGCAAGAATGGAAAGTGCGAGTTCCGTGGTCAATATTGTGATTTTGGAGAAGAAACAATATTTAAACAAAAATAAAATGAAAAAATTAATTCTTTTAGTTGTAATGGCATTATCTCTTTTTTCTTGTGTAAATCTCCATGGTTTACATAGTTCTAAATCTATTCATCACAATCATGAAAAAATGATTTATGTGAATTAAAACGGGTTGTACAAATAAATAGTTGTACTTATGAAACCAATACATTACAGTGACGGACGTATCCAGCGATATACCAGGCATTCAATTGATAATTACTGTGGTTGTGGGGTTCATGTTAATGAGAAAGAAACGGAACGCTATAGTAAAACCATGGAAGGAGTTACCTGTAAAGGGTGCATAAGGTGGTATAAAGAATTAAAAAAGAGACTAACTAAAGAGTAAAAAAAGCCTTGCAGAAATGCAGGGCTTTTTAATATTGCAAAAACTCAAATCAAACTCAAATCAAACTAAATTGAAATAATGAATTAAGAGGTTTATTTTTGTTGCCTATGATACTGATTAATTTAAAATAATAAGAATGGAATATACTCAAAAAGACCTCGATGCATTAAAATCAGCTTATGCTACTGGTGCTAAAAGTGTGAAATATGGTGATAAAGAGATCGCCTATGCAGATGATATTCTTAAAAGGATTGAAAAAGTTGAGAGTGAGTTAGGAATAGCAAGCAAAACAATCAGTAGAAAATTTGCAGAATATGGCCGTGGATTCGAATAAAGTAAAATTAAATCTACTGGATAGAACTGTAGCCTGGATTAACCCACGTGAAGGAATGCGAAGACTTCAGGCAAGGCGAAGTTATGAAGCTGCACAATACGGTAGAAGAAATAAAAGCATGAAAGGTGCAACCTCCAACGGTCCGAATGTGGAGATTGGAGTTGCACTTCAGACACTGAGAAACAGAAGTAGAAGTTTTGTTCGTAACAACGGTTGGGCAAAAAGAGCTCTTGGTGTAATAGTAACAAATACGGTTGGTGAAGGTATTCGTCCGGCTCCAACAAGTGGAACCCGGAACCAGATAAAGAAAATTAAACAGGTTTGGAAACATTGGGCCGAAAGTACCGAATGCGATTGGGACGGAAATAATACTTTTTACGGATTACAGCAGTTGATCATGTCCGAAATTTCAGAAAGTGGAGATTGTCTGATTATCCGGAGACGTGTAAAACCTACCAGGTTTAATCCAATTCCTATTAAAATACAAGTTTTGGAAGGTGATCAACTTGACCACCAGAAGAACTTCATTAATGCAGAAGGATATTGCAGATTAGGTGTTCAGTTCAATAAGGAAGGTTTAAAAACTGGGTACTGGGTATGGAGTTCAAACCCCAATGACATGGCTGTAAACTGGACCGGTATACAATCAGAATTGATTTCAATTGATGACGTCCTGCAACCCTTTGAAGTATTACGTGCCGGACAAGTGAGAGGAGTTCCAAGCGGCGTTTCTGCTTTTATGAAAATGTCCGATTTCAGTGATTATGAAGATGCACAACTCATGCGGCAAAAAGTTGCAGCTGCTTTTGCTGCTTTTGTAAGAAATCATGAATTCAAAACAGGCGAAGATCAGGAATTGACAGAGCATATTGAGCCAGGTATTATTCAATACCTGCAACAAGAAGAAGAGATTACATTTTCAAGTCCACC